GAACGCATGCTGGGGCAGCCGAGGCGTTGACCCAAAGCGTTCCGGCTTTTGCATAGGCAGGTCGGGCATCACCCCAGTGCGAGGTCAAGACGGCCTCGTTCCAGCCATTCAGGATTTCGGCAAGCCGGGTGCCTGTCGTGACTTTGGGATCAATGGGGCCGGGTGTGGATTGGCTCATACAATTCTCCTGCGATATTATACCAGTTTGCGGGGACAAGGCAAGCGTTTTACGGCTTGATTTGTGAACGTAAAACGTTGACTTGTTGTGAAAGTTCTTTGATTGCTTCAACTAGCAATCCAACCATGTTGCCATAGGCTACACCAAGCATGCCATCATTCTCTGAAATAGACACAGCTTCTGGCAACACGGCTTGAACCTCTTGCGCAATGACGCCGGTCTCACGACCATCACCTCCATGACGCATATAGGTGTACCCGTTCAACCGGATCACCTTCGCCAGTGCATCAGTGATTGGTTCGATGTCGGTCTTCAGCCGCCTGTCAGAAAACGCAATCACGTTGCCAGCCGAGCGAATATGTCCGGCCTGCATAATGGTAAACAGATGTCCGGTGTAGGCCCCATTGCCGTCTGTCGGAGTTGCGGTGAATTGGTTGTCGCTCGTCAGCATCCACGCCCATGCAGCAGCACCGGGCTTGTGCACTTCAAGGTACGGGTCGCTGCCGCGAGTCACGCTCACAGATGAGGCAGCAACTCTGCCGCCGTTCACGTTGGTGGCGTTGTCGGATTGGCCACTCGATCCAGAGCGTCCCAAAACATTGATGTTCCAAGTCCCGCCAGCGCCAGTCCCGTCGAGCGCGACTTTCTCGTTCACCAACTCCACCAGAGCAGCCTGGACGTTTGTTGCGTTGAGCGTTCCCTGTGGGTAAACAACGACTTGATCGGCACGTTGGCTTGTCGTTGGAACGACGTGGTTTACCGTGTCAAAGGTCGCAAGAAGAACGTCCCCGCCGCCATCGAACAAGTTAACCTTGCAAATGGGGAAACCAGCATTGTCAATCCACAACGTCCCCGGCTGGGCATACGTGGGTCTGGTCGCACCCCAGTGGCAGGTAATCAATGCGTCGCGCCAGCGGTTCAGGTCGTCGGCGAGGTCGGTGCCGGTTTTCACCAACGGGTCAATGTGACCAAAATCAAACTGAGGCATATCAGCTCCTATAAAACTTCTGCAAGAACAGCCCGTGCATGAGCAGGGGGCGAATAATTTCTGCCGGGTACTTCGCGTGTACCTTCATATCCGTACCCTTTTGCCAGCCAGTCAAACTTGCGCTGAATTGCTGCACCGGTGGAGTCGGTGAAGGCTATATGGAAACCACGTTCTGTTTGTTGTGTGATCGCATACTGTTCCCCAGTCACAAGAATGTCCGGTGTGATCATAAGCGTTGGGCGGACTTTGAACGACGGTGTATACGTGATGTAGATGCCAGCAGTCGGGCAGTCAATGTTGTACGCCCCCTCTGTCCTATCATGCATATCAATCTTGATCTTTGCGGTCTTGATATTGACGCCAGCATTGGGATTCGGGTTTGTGCCGATGTATTCAGCGACAAGCCGGAACTGAAAAGTTTTGCCAGTATAGTCCCCAGCAAAGAACGCCCGCCACTGACCAAAGTCAGAACTTGAGAAACCAAGAGGAGCAGCCGTAGCCAGAGGCGTCCAGTCTTTCATCGCCAACGCAGATTTGTCAAACCAACGAACTTCATGCCAGACACGGATCTCTTCTGACATGCTGCTACCAAGCCCACCGACACCGAGATCCGATCCGGCAATCGGAACAGCAATCTCTAACGGAACCCATGTGTCCATCATGTCTCGTGTGGAGTACGAATGCGCCGCAATGTTTGACTCCAGCCTTGTCTGGAAGATACGCCCGTTGTCAAAAGTCTCCGCATAGTAGTATTCGCTACGACGAACGAAAACGCCGGGGGAACTTTCCACAGTGCAGATACCATCGCCAGCATCGTTCAGCCGGAAGCCGGACATGCCACCCTTCCACCCAGTCGGGCCGTCGTCAAGCTCGCCAACAACGTTCAGGAAGAACAAGTCCTCGGCTGGGGTGTACGCAACAGAATAGAATTCAGAACGCTGGCCTGCGGTGTCTACAGCTTTCGCGTAGTACGTGCCGATGCGAGCCTGCACATCAAACGTAGTTGCGGGCCACGGGACAGACGGGGCAACGACGGTGGACTCATCGTATGTTGCATCAACAAGGTTCGGGCTGTAGCGAATCTCGTAATGAGAGATGTCTAGGTCATTCGTATTGTTCCAGCTCAGCGTGATAACGTCACGGCGAAGATCCAGGTCAAAGTCCTGCGGAGGATTTGGCTTGTCATTGGCCATCACCGGGACTGTAATTTCGGCCGACACGCCCTGTAGCCCGGTAGAGGTGAATGGAGTGACTCGGTAAGTTACTTCGCCTTGTGATTTCTTGACGGACGCAATCAGGCTGAACAAATCATCTGCCGACTTGCTTGTGTACGATCCGATAAGAACGGGGCGCTGACCATTGGGAAGCCAGTACACTTCTGCGTAGCTGAAGAACGGAGAAGTTACTTCGTAAGTTAGGATGTTGTGCTGGGTCGGAATCCGTTGTGGGTACGTCAGCTCTCTTTGCACTTGAAGGTTGACTACCTTCATATCCAGTGCGTTGATCAAGTCGTCGCCGAATCCCGGATCCCAAGGCGGCATCGGCCCGGTATCAGCGTCGTAGATTTCCGGGACGTACTTAATCAGCGTAAGCGTGGCCGCAAGGTCTTGCTCAGGAGTAATAGCCGACACCAGATACGGCTGTGTTGTGCGGGTAACAAGTCCAACAACTATCAAGTCACCCGGCAACAGTCCAGCAGCAGTATCCAACTCAACCATATCCGCGCTGACAACACGAACGACGTTTCCTTGAACGACTGTTCCGTCTTCTTTTCTTGCTGTATAGGCGAACACCGTGGTTGACAAGCTCTGGCTTAGCTGGACGATGTTGCCAACGACTTCAACGATACGAGTCGCAAGCCCGCCGACCTTTGGCACGTCATGCTGAACGTAAACCAAGTCCCCGCGCTGTACGACTAGATTCTCGATGTCCATCTTGACGCTGAAAACCTCGTTGCGGAAGACGGCTTGTGCAAGCATATAGCGGCCATAGGCCCAAGCATGCCAGTAGTCTGTAATTCCGAACGTGCTCAGTGGTTCAATATTGATCGCGTTGGCCTCGCTATAACCGTCAGCGTACACAGTAATTTCTTGCCGCTGGTACTCCCGTTCTGCGTCGATGAACCCAACCCGTAAGGCGTGCACAGGGGCCGTAAACACACGCTCGCCAGTAAAGCCCCACGAGTTCTCCGGTGTAATAAGCTGGCGCGGTACGGTTCTAAGCCTATCGATTGCGACGCCATACTTTCCGGTTTGCGTCACAACAAGCATCGCCCTGCACGTAGAAAGCACAGATTCCAGGATCTCTTTGATTGTGGCTTTGTAGTCGATCACTACGTCGACTTTATGGCGGACATCGGTCTTCACAACTCCGTCGATTGTCCAAGTACGTGGTTCGTCGCAATACTGAGCCAGCGCATCAAAGGAGGCAAAGTCAACCTGAGCAGGCGTCACCGGGATGTCGCTCCATTCGTTGAGCAAAACGTCCAGAGCGATACGAGCGGGGTTGCTGGAGATTGCATGCCCATATAAAGTCCCAACAGCGTCGTAGTGTGGGATGACAGCTCCACAGAGTGCCGACAAATTCTGCACTGTCCCAGACAGCTTCTCAGACCCGTCAACCTCCATCTCCAGCATCGTATGGGGAGCAGTCAGCCTGAACAACGTACCAGCGAAACCAGAGGCAACAAGAGTGACAACCGAGTTATCCACAAGCGTCTGGATCTGAGACACAGGGGTCAACCGTGTCAGCACAACCTCGTATTCACCCTCGTCCACCATTGGCAGGTCTAAGCGGGCGACCGCTGGTCTGGTGGATACGTCGGAGATAAGGAAGCCCGGTTCGTTCGACCAGATTGGGAACGATCCAGTAACGTTCAGGCGGTTCTGGCCGGGGGTGTTTGTAGCTCTGCCGCGCGACAGAACGTCCCCAGCCTTCAGCCCAGCAATTGCAGCCGGAAGCGTGTAAGTCTGCCCTGCAACATACGGAATGAACGCAAGCTCCGTTCCATTGATAGTGTAGCGCTCCCAGAACTCGTTGGCCCCAACATTCACGGTATTGACGAAGCCGTTTACTTCTTGCGTCGCCTGCTGGTAGCCGACAATCACTGCAACGTTCTTGGCATTCATACCGCGCACGACTGCGGCATTCATCTCCAACACCGGGCCGTTAGTGGTAACGTTCCTGACGGACAAGCGGAAACGAACCTCAGCCAATCCGGGATGGCCCTGAGAGTCTGTGCTATACAGCCCCTGCGGAAACGCAAGGTCGATCGCCACCCGTGTAGCTTTCTTTGCAGAGCGGAATGTGAATGGAATCCCGTCTTGCAACGTGAACGAGAACTGCTGATACGACACCTTCCCGATTTGGTACTGTGGCGTGATCGTCTTGGTATTGACATGGTACGCCAGCCGTGGCGAGAAGTTATAGGCCGGGGTGTCCCCAATCCGAACATCTGCAATGTCAACCCAGCCAAGCCCGAAGTCGTATATCGCTGCAATCGTTGAGTTGCTCCGAGTGTTCACAACCATCGGAGTAGCAGCGATGTTAGGAAACATCTTGTACTTGCCGTACAACTTCGGAACGACCCCATACGGGCGCGACGAGTTTCCTTGCCCCGTAAGACCGTAGTAAGAAGAATCCCGATCTTCACGCGTCGAGCTCGCGTTGGTCCCCAGCGACGGTGGCTTGATCAGAAACGACGCAATACCAGTGAGGATAAAACCGGCACCGGCAAAGTACAGGTTGACAGCGTATGGGGCCAGTAGCGGAATAAAATACGCCGCAGCGATCAGGACAACCCCAAGCAGGATCTGAATCAATCCGCCCTTCTTGTTGCCTTGTGGAAGCACACCGACCAAGATCCGATCGTCAGCTTGCAGGTTGTAGCCAGCCCACAGTTCACGTTTGATCTCAATGCCGTGGTTCAGTACAACAAGGCTCTTGCTGTCAACGTCAACGTCAACGCCAGTGGCAGCGATTGCATCCAGCAGGGGCATGCCCACCAGTTGCGCTACGACCGGGGTTTTGCGCTCAGCGTCCAAGATCGCATCAATTTTCAGGCGTTCCATCTGTATGCTCCAACAAAGTTGTCACGCCAGTTCTCTAGTGGTTCAAGGCAAGAGTTATGACCTTCACGAGTGTGCAGAAGATCACCAGCCCCAACATAAATTGCACAATGCGTAGGATGACCTGCCATCCGGTAAATGAGAAGATCACCAATCGTGGGGCGTTCAACCTTCTTCCAATTTCCGTCAAGCGCCCGCATCTCCCGGAGGATATGACGCGCCGCTGCCTGCATGTTGTATTGAATGTCGTACATATACTCTGGAAAAGCAATGCCAAGTTCTTCTTTAGCATACGCACGAACCAGAGTCCAGCAGTCAGCCGACTGCGGCGGAGTGCCTCGGACTGCGTAAGGAATGCCGATCCAATGGTGTAACATATCATACAGCAAACAAAGCTGGGAACGTTGCCGGGATGTAGTCTTCTTTAGGAAAACGACGAGCCAAGAAATTGTCGAGTTGCATGGACAACGTGATCACCAAAGCATCGTAGTTCACGCCAGTAAGCTTCAGGAACCCAATGGATTTTTCTACCACATTGAAATCAACATTCGACACTACTTCCAGTAGCACAACCGGTGGCTCTGGAAGCTGCCGTAGGTACTCCACAAGTTCTTGCGACACGTTAGCTATCTGAATCGATAGCGACGGAAGCTTATCACTATCGTCAGACGGAAGAACAAGCGTGAACGGATAAGCTGTGAACGTTTCCCCGCGCGACACAACGTCCTCAGTATTATTCACAACCCGCAACGTTGGCTGACCGGGTAAAGTAAACGTCAGCAAAGCCAGGAGAACAATCTCCGAGCTAACGGACTGGATGAGCGGGCTAATAACCTGTCTCATGGTACGTTCCAGTACGGCAGTTGTTCGAGGCTAAAGTTAATCTGCGCAGCGGCCTTGTCAGCGGTCGTCCAAACGATCGTGAGCGGTGTGCTAAAGCGCCAGATTTCTTCCGTGCCTTCCGGAGTAATGAACCGGGTTGGCATGACGCCGCCCTGACAGTTCACGTTGTACCATGTACGCCACAGCTTCACCTCAGCGCCGGGAACGACTACAGATGCTTGCGCAATCCGGATGGCCGAAGTAACCCTGCGGCGAGCCTTGATCGTTTGGCCCTGATCCATCTTCGAACGCAAAACAGCAGTCTCATCTTGCGATTCAGAAAACTCGCGAAGGCACCCGCTGATGCCCAACGGTCTGGAAGCAACAAATCCGGCGTATGGCATTTCGTTTCCTTATGCAGCCGCTCTGCGCAAGCCGTAATTGCTCCGCATCAAGCTGTCAGTTGAACCATCCCCGAGCATCGCCCGGACCTCTTTACGGATCAGCACACTGATCTCACGCGAGCCGTCTGGGCGTTGTGTCTCTGCGACCTCAACCTTGGCAGTATCAGCCATCGTGTTGTTCACCGTGATATTGACCGGGCTCGCGCCACTGGTGGCCGCACTTGCAGAGGCCAGAGTCCCAAACCTCACAAGAGGCTGCACTCCGTTATCCCCAGCAAATCGGGCGATTGCCGGTGACGGCGACACGGGAAACGGAATGACATTGCTTCTTGCCGCAATCTCTGTTCCGCCCAGAGAGCCAAACCCAAACCCCTGCGCGATTTTCTTGAACGCTGCGAGGGCAGCAAGCTTGATCATCACCTTGCCAATCTCTTTGATGAGTCCTGCGGCCCATTCGCGGAAAGACTTGCCGGAGTCAGTGAGCACGTCAACAAAATCACTGACCCCGTTTGCTAGGGTCTGGCCGACTGCAACATTCATGGACTCAATGAGTGTTGTCGTATTCACCCCGAATGTAGTGCGCAACTTCTCCGCGAGTTCGTCGGTCATCTGCCCTAACGCCCGCTGGGTAGCGATGAACGCCTCAACTTCTTGCCGAGTCTTGAGCAGGCCATTGCGGTCGTTGGCCATCTTCTCCCATGCTTCTTGGATCCTGACGACATTGGGAACGACAGCACCGGTGGCTTTCCCAACCTCAATGATCTGAGCGGTGGTAGCGGAGACAGCTTCGGATGTTTTCAACCAATCTTCAAAGCCAATCTGCACGTCTGCTTGTTTGGCTGCGTCGGCTTTCAACCTTCTGAACGCACTGGATGCGCGTTCGGCGGCTGGCAGGACTTTCAGGTCAAGTGAGTCTGCGATTTGCTGGGCAAAAGCGACGTCGCCAGCCTGCATTGCTTGCGACATTACCCGAAGGCTCTCGTTTGCTTCCCCGGCTTTCTTTTTCAGATTGATCAAAGACTTGGCAGTGTCCTCACTTACGCCGTACAACCGGGCGAAGTCCTCGATAGCCTTTTCATCAATAAGTTTCTTGAGGGTAGCGTCGCGAGTCTTGATCAGGCCGTCGTACACCAAAGCCAGATCCTCAACAGAACCCTTGACTTTCTTTCGGAGTTCTTCTGCTTGCTTGACAGCGTCAACGAAGGCTTTGATTGGGTCAGACTTACCGACGAGCTTGGCCCATTCTTCTTGCAGCCGTTTGAATTCGTCGCCGAGCTTCTTAGCCGCCCCCTTGGTTTTTGTCAGGGACTCGTATTGCTCTTGATAGACCTCTGCCGTGATCTTTCCTGCCGCACGAAGGCTTTGCAGCTCTGCTATCTGGAATGGAACAAGGTTTTTTCTGTCCTGAAGAACCAAGGTCTGTTCGCGGTACGCTGCGGTTGCCTTGTCAACGTCCAGAGCGATTCGCTCTCCGATCTTTGCGCCAGAAAGTTTGTCGAATTCTTTTGTTGCACGCCCTACAGCTTCAACCTTGATGACGTAATCCGCAAGTAACTCAACTTGCTTCTTCATCTCCGGGTTGGTTGTCTGTTGGAGAACTTTGCCCCACCGCTCCCAAAATGCAACAACGGCCCCGGCATCTTTTAGATCCAACTCTTGGACTGCCCTCTTCAGCCCAACAGCCTCGTCGTTAGTGATCCGGAACCGCTCAGCCAGTGCCAAAGACCCTGACGTCATCTGCCCAATAAACCCGAAAAACCCTGCTGAAACGATGTCAAAGTTAATGTTGGCGATCTCTTCAGTCGCCTTCTTCAATTCTTGTCCAGCCTTGGTCTTGTTGATCTCCAGGAGCGTCTTCATCAAACGCTGGGCGGACTCGTCGGCTTGGTTGAATGCCTTAACCCAATTATCAGTATCGAATTCTTGAAGCCCTTGGAAAGCCTCTTTTAATACAGTGTCTAACGTCTTAATGCTGTCAGTGAACCGTTTCTCACCGTCCAACCATTTCTGAACCTCTTCAATGAGAGGGGAAAAAGTGAGCGCCGCGACAGTAACTGCCAAACCGAGAGCGGCGTACTTTGCGCCTCCAAGCCCAGAGATCAACTGTGGTAATTGCTGCGCCAGAACCATTGCTGCATTTTGCCCGCCCTTCAATGACACAGCCATGTCAGTGAACTGATAGGCGGCGTTCTGCGCTGCAAAGCGAAGTTGCTTTGCATTTTTCAACGTCCCGTCACTCGCCGCATTGAACTTGACCATCTGGTCTTCAAGAGACCGGAGAGCCAGTACGTTAGCTTTATAAGCTCCGCTAGTGGTATCACCAGCAGCCCGCATACCGGCAAGAGCATTCTTAACTGTATCCAGTCGCGCAGGCAGGGTCGTCATCGACCCTTCCAACTGCTTCATAGAAGCAGCCCAACCGGTCATCGACTTCTCGGCTGCGGAGATATCTTTCGTTGAGCTCTTGCCGGAGGCAGAGAACTTTTCCAGTGCAGCAGCAACTTTGGTGAACTCTTGTTCCGTAACCTTACCGGCCTTTGCACTCTCCAGCAGGGTCTCTCTTAGCTGCCGGTAGTTTGCGGTCGTGGTCTTCAGTACGTCAACTAACGCTTGCAAGCTTGGGTCAAGCTTTGCTTTTACGTCAATGATTTGAGTTTCGGTTTGGGTAGTCATGCTTTTTCCTTATAGCGAATTATGATAACCCACGAGCTGTTCATGTTCGGACGTGGCAACGTCATACGGATAACGGAGCCATCGGTTGTACGATGCGACTCACCCTGATTGGATGTAGCCAGCTTTGCAAACACAGCGCTAGAACGCTGCGCAAAGACACGTAGTTGAGATTTTCTTGCTGCCGATCTGCTGGAGACAGTGCCCAAAACAATCTTGCGAATCTCGGCAGACGCCTTTGCCATGATACCAGTAGCGCCAAATTTCTTGGCGTTGGCGAACATCTGTGCATCGTATATTGGCACAAGCATGACAATGTCGCCGGGGCCAAACTGTGGTATCTCTTCACTGTCACTTACGAAACGTAGCTTCTCACCTTTTTTGCCGTACAGGACTTTAACGGATGCAACCATCTCTGGCTTGTTGATCCAGCTACCCTTTGGCCCTCTTGCACCTTCAGTGGAGATTGCGTTACGCAGTATATCCGCAAACCTTCCTGCTGCCAAACGTATGAGAGCATCAGTGAACCGAATGGTAATGCGCCTGCGAGCAGTAGCGAAGCTACGCCTATCCGGAGCGTTCACGCCATCAACTTCCATCAGATAGTTGACGTCGCCTACTTTTGCCAAGTGTTCATCCAGCATCCGATTAGCATGGAAGTCGAGTCTCTTTGTAACAATATTTTGAACAAAAGTGTTGAGGCGTGCTAGGGTTTCAACCCCAGCAACACCCCCAACAAATTCTGTTTCAATAGTCACGAGAACATCCTTGCTACGTCTGCTTTACCAATACTCGTTAGATCTATTGGTGTTTCTTTTTCTCCGCCATTAAAATGACGCAACCAGCCTATGAACTCGTGCAGTGGCATCTCTTGCCGGATCTTATACACCGGCATATGAAGCCGCTCGCCTAAAACAAACAGGCTGGCTTCAAACCTGTTCGGTCGCGGTGTCGAAGCCATTGAGTCGCATTGCTGTCTTCAGCAATTCAGGCAACACAGGAACCATCTTGGCAAACGGCACGTCGCGGACGGACACTCCGCCTTTGGTAACGCTACGCAACAGCAGCTCTTTTTGGAAAGCCGCAGGATTTTCCGTGATCAATGCCAACAAGTCCAGACCGTCACCAACGTTCAACGCGGACACTTCATACTCACCAACGACTTCTTTTTCCACAATAACTCCATTCGTTCAGTTGTAGGTGGAGGGGTGCCAACTCCGTGAATGACGGCGCGGGCCTTACGGCTACCGCACACCCCTCCGAAAACGATCAGGGCTTCATCAGGTACTTGATGGCACTGTTCTGCGATGCCTGCACCGAGAAGCCGACTGCGCCTTCCAGCGGGACGGTGTAGCTGATCGCGCCGATGGTGACGACGCCAACGAGCCAGCCGAGATCACCGGGCAGCGTGATGTTGAGCACACGGGGCTTGCCGTCTTCTTCGGCTTTCAGCAGCTCGGCGAACCCGAGGTCGGCCTTGTCCACGTAGCCGTTCAGCGTGATGGTGCCGGGAGTGCTCTTGCCGAGAATGGAACCAGAACCGCAATAGGTGCTGGTGTCGATCTCGTTGGAAGTTCCAGGCGCGATGTCGAAGCTGGACAGGCACAGGTTGATCAAGTCCGCAGCGGGGTACGGAGTGAACTTCGCTCCGTTGGCCATCGACTCAAGGGAGCCGAAAGTCTCCGCGCCGACGACTTTGAAATCGGCGGCAGTGGCGT